GTCAGTTGATAAGGCATCATCCGAAGCGGCTTCTTATAAGAAACAGCTCAGAGCAAAGCAGAGCGAGGACGAGATTGCGGCACAGGAAAAGGCTGAGAAGGAAGCCGAGCGACAGGCTGAGCTTGAATCACTCAAGAAGGAAAACACAGTCAATAAGCTTGTTAAGAACTTCATAAAACTCGGATATACCGAGGAAATGGCTGAGAAGGCTGCGGAGGCTCAGTACGATAACGATACCGAGGAAATATTCAGAATACAGAGCGAACATCAGGCACTAATGCTCAAGCAGAAGGAAGCTGAATGGATTAAGTCAAGACCGAGCATTGCAAGCGGTAGCGGCGAAGATGCAGAAGGCATAGACCCCGGCATTGCGGCATTTAAGTCTGTATTCGGTATGAAGTAAAAATTTATTACAAGGAGGACAAACAAATGTCAATGACATACGCAGAGAAGTATTCGCCTTTTGTTGATGAGGCATTTGCGCTCGGCTCTCTTACCGATGCGCTTTTTGGAAACGCTTATGATTTTATCGGCGTTGAAACTGTAAAGGTATTCTCATACCCGACAGCTACAATGAACGATTACAAGACCACGGGAACAGACAGATACGGCACTCCCGAGGATTTAGCTAATGAAGTACAGGAGATGAAGCTCTCTAAGGATAGAGCATTTACTGTTATCGTTGATAAGAAGGACAACACCGACACTGAGTTTACGGCTGACGGCGCAATCGTTCTTGCAAGACAGGTTAGAGATGTAATCATTCCCGAGGTTGATACATACAGAATCAACTCACTTGTATCAGCAGCTCAGGAAGCAAACATCATCACGGGTACGGTATCGAAGGATAATGCTTATGAGCTTTTCCTCACCGCACAGGCAGCCGTATCAGATGCAAAGACACCTATCGGCGGTAGAGTGGCAATCATCACTCCGGCATTTTATAGCTACATCAAGCTTGACCCGTCCTTTACAAAGTACGGTGATAAGGCAACGGATATCGCTCTTAACGGTCAGGTTGGTTGGATTGACAGTGTACCTATCATCGTTGCTCCTAAGACCTACTTCCCTGACGGTGTATCGGTTGTTATCACACATCCCGAGGCTGGTGTTTCACCTATTAAGCTTGCAGAGTACAAGGTACACGATGATGCTCCCGGCATCTCAGGCTGGCTTGTTGAAGGTCGTGTAAGATACGATGCGTTTGTACTTAACAAGAAGGTTGGAGCAATCGGTGTTGTAAAGGCATCTGCATAATTGCGGAGGTGAGCAACCATGAAGATACTCACTAAAGGCAAGGTAACTATGAATGTAGACGATGCATTTGTAGATAAGTACAAGGCTAACGGTTGGAGCGAAACCGCAAAGACCGAGCCGAAGGTTGAGGCTACACATACGGCGGAGGTTAAGACTGAAGCCGTTGAGCCTACAACCGAGGCGAAGCCGAGAAAGTACAGAAAGGCAAAGTAATAATGGCTGATGACAAGACAAAAACGGCGGTTATCGAGGGATTAGATACCGTGATAACTGAAGTAAAAGAACTTGTCGAGGCATACGGTGTCACGCCAACTGCATTATCAATCGCAACGGCAATCGAGATGTTTATTGATATAAGGAATTATCCGAGTAGTTATACAGATGCTATGAAGATTACAGACCTCGGAAATCATATAAACAAAATCGCAATGGCTGTTGTTGAGATAGGACAGAAAGAAGGCATGGAGAATGAAACTGCACACAGCGAGAACGGATATTCATTATCGTTTTCAGAAAGACCGCTTGCATATAAGACGGTTGTGTGCATAGCTAACGTAATCTAAAAGCGGTGTATCGCACGCATAGGATTACGGCATGGCGTGGTGCTTATGCGTAGGGCAAGGGTGGATGTTTTATGCGACAGATTACAAAGAGAAATGCAAAATCGTTAATGCAAACCATGTACTACGCATTATACGAAGGTAAGACACTTGATACTGAGGAGCTTGAAAGCACGATAAGTTATAGCGAGCCTGTATCGTTTGAGGGTTGTTTGAATGCCGGAAACGCAAGCGCGGACGAACAACCATTCGGAACAGATGTAAAGTATGACCGAATAATCACAACGAGGGATATTGACATACCTATTGACGAGCATTCGCTTATATGGGTTGATGCTGATACCACAAGCGAGCATGACTATATCGTTGCTGCGCCTCCTCTTAAAAGCATAAACGCGGTGCGTATTGCTATACGAAGGGTTGTGGACGATGAATGAAAAATATTTCAGTACCGTTTACAGTCAAGGGCATAGAAGATGCAATACGGCAAGTTGAGGAATATCGGAACGAGCTAAATCGTAAAGTTGAAATCTATTGTGAAAGATTAGCTCTTGCGGGAGAGATTGTCGCAAGAGCAAGAATCGGGCAAAGTGCATACGGCAATATGATTACACTTCAAAGCACTCACACGGCAACGGAAATGGGCGCACAGGCTATCCTGATTGCATCCGGCACAGTTGTTGAGAGTGCGACAGGCGAAGATGTAAACACGCTTTTAATGGTTGAGTTTGGAGCAGGTATCAGATACAACGCAACGGCGAATCCAAAAGCGGCTGAGTTTGGTATGGGTGTTGGTACATTTCCCGGACAGACACACGCATTTGACCCGAACGGTTGGTATTACAAAGACGAAAACGGCGAATGGCATCATAGTTACGGTGTAAGAGCAACAATGCCTATGTATCAAGCATCGCAAGAAATCATACAAAGATATATGGAGATTGCAAGAGAGGTATTCGGCTGATGTTGTCAGTTAGAACGAAAGTAAACAAGACGCTTTATGACGGCTTGATTGCTGATTTTCCAAAACTAAATATGACAAGTGTTAGTCAGATAGTGCCGACACAGTTTCCAACACTTAATGTTAATTCACTCGGAGAAATACAGACTGCGGATGACCTCGAAATGACCGAGCAAAACGCGATATATTCAACGATTGAATTAAAAGCATATAGCAACACTAAACTGAGTGAAGCACGAAACATACTTGATAAGGCGGGCGATATTATGTTGTCAATGCATTATCAGTTAACTATGGGAGTTGAAGTTTTGCAAGATTCAGCCCCTTTTTGTGTTGTGGCTCGGTTTAGGCGTTTTATCGGTAGTAACGATAGTATTTTTGATTAAAACAAGGAGGAATTTAAAATGGCAGTTTCAACCATAGGAACAGTGCTCAAGTTTGGCACAAGTACAGACAGCCTCACAAAGCTGACAAGAATTAAGAGCTATCCTGACCTTCTCGGCGCACCTGATACCATAGAGGTAACAGACCTTGAAGATGAGCAGCAGACATTTGTACCCGGTGTTAGAAGCTCCGATAATATGGAGTTTACCGCAAACTATACTCTTGAAGAGTACACAGCACTTGCGGCAAACGAGGGAACAGACGGATATTTTCAGGTTGAGTTTGGAGAGGACGGCAAGGACGGCATTTTTAGGTGGAAGGGTGTTTACTATGTTACCATCAATGCGGGTGATGTAAATGCAGCTCGTGAGATGACAATAGTTGTTACACCTTCTTCAAAGCCTGAACTTGTATCAAGCTCAAGCTCTTCTGATTCAGACGGCTAATCTATAATAGCAACATTCAACGGGGCGTGTCTTAACGGATGCGCCCTTATTTTTGTATAACAAAAAGGAGAAGTAAACCATGCTAACACTTCACATAAACGATAAAGATTATCACATTGAATTTACATTTGAGGCGGCACTCTCAGATTGTGTCAATAAGGCGTTTGATATATTCAGCGGTGCAAATCAGATAAGGGCTTTACAGTCGGTTGTATCGAAGGGCAAATCTGAGGATAGCGAGGAAGCACAGATGGCTCTGATTGACAACCTTATATCCGATGTTTGCGCAACGGGTAGAGATGCGGTTGAGTTTCTTTATTACGGACTTATGGAGCATCACGGCATAGACGGTGACGAAACACAGGACATAACCTCGTTTGAGGATGCAAGAAGGCTTTATAAGGCGTTCTGCAAGCAGAATCCCGATGACACACTTACAGCTCCTGTTGAGCTTTTTAAGGCACTCAGAAACGAGATGGAGGAGGGCGGTTTTTTCAACCGTATCGGTCTGACGGAGTTTCTCGAAAGTCAGGAGCAGACAACGGAGAAGATAGTCAAGACACAAGACCACAAGAAGAGTACAAAGACCTCAAAGAAATAATACTGAAAAACATTTTGCCAAACGCACTTGCAATCGGAATTGACTATAAATTGTTTTGGCATCTTAATCCTACAAAACTAAAGCCGTTTAGAGAAGCATACAAGATACAAACACGGCTACACCGTGAGGAGCTTGAGGCATTAGCATACGGCATCGGGGTTTATACGGCTCGGGCGGTGGCTCTTATCGGTGGCAAATCAAAGTTTCCTGATAAGCCCCTCGGTTTCTTTGGTACTGAGGAATTAAAGAACGAAGGACAACAGGGATTTACGGATGCAGAGAAATTTAATATGTGGGCGATGCAATACGGCAAATCTCACAACGAACTAACAAAAAGCGGTTGGGATAACTGACGCACTACAAGGCGATTTAAGGCGATTTAGACCGTTTATGTATATTTCCTCGATAAAATGATTACAAGGGCTTAAAACGGCAAATAGGACGGTTAGAGAGGGTTTTATTTATGGCAACAGATATAGATGCATTACAAATACGAATAAATGCAAGCGCGGCGGGTGCAAATAAGCAGCTCGATAAACTTACAAGCAATCTAAGTGCGCTTAAAGCCTCCCTCTCGGGCATTTCTGCGGGTAGTGGAGATTTAACAAAGTTATCAGCATCACTCGGCACGTTTGCGAGTGCGATGACAAAACTAAATTCAAGCGCAAACAAGACTGCGGATTATACAAGGCTGACAAAGAACCTTAATTCGCTCGGCAATATTGATGTTAGCAAAGTAAACACATTTGCAAGACAGCTCGAAGTGGCGGCAAAACATCTTAGCAGCTTATCGTCACTTAATAGCTCCGTACAACCTATGACGGAACTTGCATCTGCTATGGGTAGCCTTGGAAGTGCTAAAGTATCGAAAGCAACCGAGCAGATACCGAAACTTACATCAGCACTTAATGATATGCTCAACACTCTGTCACGCGCTCCGCAAGTATCACAAGGCACGATTGACCTCGTAAATGCTATATCAAACCTTGCATCGCAAGGCTCGAAGGTAAAGAGTGCGACAGAGGCTATGTCAAGCGCGGGCGCATCGAATCTGTCGAGCACACTAAAAAGCGGTGTATCGGAAGCACTTAGCAAGACAGGAACGAACTTAAAGAAATTTGGCTCAAGCCTTAAAAACACTTTTAACTCGATAAGAGGCGGTGTAGCAAAGGTAAAGAGCTTCAATCTGTCTTTACAGAGTTTAGCCGTAACTGTCGGTAAACTCACGGCGGCTCTGTGGATTGTGCGGCGCGCTTTTAGTGCTATCGGCGGTGCTTACGAACAGGCAACGGACTTTATCGAAACGGCTCACTATTGGGGCGCGACACTTGAAACCGTACAGGAATCATGGAAGGGCGATTATGAGCGGTGGGGAGCGGATAACGCCGAGGCGTACGCTGAGAGTTTTGCAAGAGAATTACAAGACCTCACAAAAGATATGACAGGTTACTCCTTTGATGTAGAAGGTAATTTGAATTATGACGGTGGGGGGTTAGGACTTGACATTGACGCAACAGCCGATTATCAGGCATCTGTGTTAGCTCTTGCAAATTCAATTGGCTTGTGCGGTGAATCAGCCGTAAATATGGCTCGTGGACTGTCGATGATAGCTGCGGACGCATCATCCTTCCGTAATGTTGACCTCGAAACGGCTATGCAAAGCCTGTATTCAGGTATGATAGGACAGTCAAGGGCATTGTATAAATACGGTATTGATATCACTCAGGCGGGATTAGCGGAAACGGCTCTTGCATACGGTATTGACAAATCCGTGGCATCTATGACGCAAGCCGAGAAGGCGCAGCTCAGATACCTTGCAATACTTGAAGGCTTTAAGAATCAGGGTGCGTGGGCAGACCTTGCGGCAACAATAAATACTCCGGCAAATCAGCTTAGAGTTTTACAACAGAGATTTAAGAACTTGGCAACAACTATTGGTAGCCTTGTGCTCCCTATTGTTGCTAAAGTTTTGCCCTATGTCAATGCGCTTGTATCGGCTTTACAGGAACTTGTATCATGGCTTGCGGGTATTCTTGGCATAGACATGAGTGAGTTTTCAGTTGGTGGTAGTGCGGTTGATAGTTACGCGGACGGCATCGAAGATGCGGTTGACGCAACGGATGACCTCACAGACGCAACAGGCAAGGCAACAGATGCGGCTGAGAAGTACAAAGCAACCATAATGGGCTATGACGAGCTTAATGTTATGAATGAGCCTGATGAGGACAGTGGCTCAAGCGGTGGCAGTTCAGGTGTTGGTGGCTCGGGTGATTTAATAGACCTGTCGGCAGAGATAGCAGACCTCACAGAGCAATTACAGGCGGCATGGGATGCTCAAATGAAGGAAACAGAGGACTTATTAGCCGAGTTTAAACAGCTTGTTATTGACGCTTTTAAAAGCGGCGATTGGAAGCCTGTCGGCACTTGGATAAGTGAAGGCTTGACAGATGCTCTTAACAGTATCCCGTGGGCTAATGTATTTCAAGCAGCATCTACTTTTGGCACAGGACTCGCAACATTTCTGAACGGACTTATAACCCCTGATTTATTTAATGCAGTCGGTAAAACCATCGCTAATAAGTGGAATACGGTTATATACACAGCCCTTGCATTTGGTGAGGAGTTTGAATGGAATAACCTCGGGAACAGCATCGCAGCAGGTATCAATGGTTACTTTTTGACATATGATTTCATGGCACTTAGTAACACGTTATCAACATGGTTAAACGGTATTTTTGAAACATTAAAGACACTTGCTAATAATATCAAGTGGGGTGAAATTGCAACAAAGATATCAACATCATTTACAATGTTTTTCCAAACCACAAAATGGGATGATATCGGCGAAACCATAGCAATTTGGGCTAACAAACTAATTGAGGCTATTAGCACATTCTTTGGTAAAGAAACATTTGGCGCAACACCTCTTAAAAGTGTAGTCACTGCGATAGCCGATATGATAGCTGGATTTTTTAATACCTTTGATTGGAACGATGCTGCGGAGGCTTTCAACAAGTTTGCAAGTGATTTCTGGGGGGCTTTAAAATCAGCACTGGATGTATTCTTTAAAAACCATACGCTTGCAGATATATTGACAGGTTTGTTTGATTTCGCATCAGGACTTGATATAGGCTCTATATCACTTATCGCAACGGCAGTGACTATATCACTCGTGAATACATCAATATCCATTGTCGGAGGCATTGCAAAAAGTGTTATTGTAGAGGCTATATCGGGTAAGATAGCAAGTGCTCTCACAAGCGGAAACATAACCGCCTCTTTTTCGAGTGCATCGGGCTTGCTATTGAAATTTGCGGGTAAATTAGCCCTTGTGATAGCATCGTTTACTATCGGCTGGAAAATCGGAAACTTCCTTGCTGAAAAAGCCTCCGGCGAAGATATCGATATGGGTATTACGGAGCAGATAAAAGAAATCATAAACGGTTTCTTTGGTGAAAATAAGGTTGAATTTGACTTAATGGATTTTATCGAGTTTTCGTTTGGTGAGGATGGCTTCTATAAGGAGTGGAACGATTTTTGGGGCGATATCGGAGAGTGGGTATATAACTACTATCACGATGAGTTTGGCAACAATATTCTTCTCGGACTTTTTGAAGGCTTGAAAGATAAAATCGATGATTATTACGATTGGGTCGCAGATATCATTGAAAAGATTGTAAATTGGTTTAAGGAACTTTTGGGTATCCACAGTCCTTCAACTGTATTTAAGGAGATAGGCGAAAACCTTATACTGGGGCTTATAAACGGTATTAAATCTAAATTCAAGAGTATTAAGAAGCAATGGCAGAAGGTAAAAGGACTTTTTGATGACATAAAAGCAAAGATAACCGCGGTTATAACAACAAAAGTGTCGGAAATAAAGAGCAAATGGAAACTGCTTACTAAAAATATTGAGGACAAAGTTGTTGAGATTAAGGCTCAGATAAAACAGAAGTGGAGTGACCTTAAATCTAAGTGGGGCAACCTTACAGAAAATATCAAAGATGTTACAGCTGAGTTTAAGGCTAAAATAGGTACGAAGTGGAGTGATATTAAAGCCTCTTGGGAGGGTCTTAAATCAAATATCAAAGATGTTACAGCCGAGTTTAAGGCTAAAATAGATACGAAGTGGGGCGACCTGTCGAATACGTGGAACAGTCTAAAAGGAAATATAAAGGATGTGACAGCGACCTTTAAGGCAAAGGTCGGCACTACATGGAATGATATAAAAGGGAGCTATCAAACACTCGCTAATAACTTTAAAGACAAAACAGCAACTTTTAGAGCTAAAGTAGGTACTGTATGGGCTAACATAAAGGGAAGTTACCAAACACTCGCTAATAACTTTAAAGACAAAACAGCAACTTTTAGAGCTAAAGTAGGTACTGTATGGGCTAACATAAGTGGTGCATACCAAAACCTTGCAAATAATTTCAGAGATAAGACGGCAACATTCAGAACTGTAGTCGGTACTGTTTGGAGTAATATTAGCTCGAGATATTATACATTGGCTAATAACTTCCGAGATAAGACGGCAAATTTTAGGGTATCTGTCGGCACGGTTTGGAATAACATCCGAGGCGCGTATGAAAATCTAAGAAATCACTTTGCTGATAAGACGGCAACCTTTAGAGTTGCGATATCAGCCGTTGCTTCAGAAGCGTATAACACCATTAGATACAAAATAAACAATTTTAAACAGGCTCATCCTAAATTAGCAAGTTTCCTCCCGACACTTCCCGCACTTGCGACAGGTGGTTTCCCTGAAGATGGTTTGTTTATGGCTAATCACGGAGAGCTTGTCGGTAAGTTTAGCAACGGTAAGACAGCCGTTGCAAACAACGCACAGATTGTTGAAGGTATCAAATACGGCGTTACGGAGGCTATGATGAATGTTTACATGGCAACATCAGGCGGTAGTAACACGGCAAGAAATGAAGATAACAGACCCGTTGTACTGCAAATGGACGGAAAGACAATCGCCCGTACAACGTGGGGCAATCTTAAAGAAATGTCTGCTATGGGGCAGATAGAGTTAGCATTTTAAAACTATGAGGGGTTGAGGCATCAGCCCCTCTTTTTATGAGGTGGTTTAATGAGCAGAAAAACAGCAACAAGCACATCAGTTATATACACTGTTGATGGTGTGGCTTGTATAGTGCCTTCTTCATGTGAATATCAGCTTTTTGATAACTCCGCTCCGGGTGCGGGGCGTGTGCTTGACGGTAACGATACGATGTATAAATCGCGCTCGTCACAGAAACGAAAATTATTGCTTGAATGGTGGGGCGTTACTCCGGCTGAAATCAGTACGCTTTTACAGATGTTCAATCCTGAATACATAACTGTTGTATATTGGGATGCTCTGACGAACACGAAACGGTCAGGACAGTTTTATGTAGGTGATAGAAGTGCGCCTGTCAAGGTATGGACGGTAGGACAGAAACGATATAGCAAAGTAAGTTTTGACATAATAGAGAGGTAAATATGCTTAGTGCATCAGACTTATTCAAAACAGATATAGCCGATAATAACTCGGTATGGCTCGAAGCAACCTTGACGCTTGCTGACGGTACAGAAATGAATCTCACGGGTGCAGACTTCTTTGACGCGAAATTTACACAAGCATCATCCGCGGGCGGTCAGTTGCAACTCGGAGCTTGTATTGTAGGTACGTTTGAAGCATCGCTGAACAACACCGAGGGCAAATTTAACGATATAACACTTGAAGATGCGGTGATTGAGCCGACAGTTTACAAGTTATTATCAGACGGAACAACGGAAGGCATCGCAAAGGGCGAGTATTATCTTGAAAAGCCGAACAGTATCGGCTCTACTCTTAGCATAGTCGGAAATGATGTTATGAGCCGTTTACTCGGCACTTATAAGGCATCGCTTGTTAGTGCTACATCGCTGACGGTTGCAACATTTGTGAAGGATATTCTCACGGCTTGCGGACTTGAAACAGATGATGACCTGACAACATTTAACAACCACGATGTTGAAATATATGTTGGTGGCATCACCGATGAAAGTGTAACAATCAATACGGTATTAGCCGAGGCACTTGCGATAATGAACGTGTTTGCGCTTGCGACACAGGATGGCAAGGTAAAATTCCGTTGGTATGATGATAGCTCCGTTGAAAGTATATCAGCCGTGTTTAATTCTACTCTCGGCACAGAGAGTATCGAAATCACGGGTGTTTGCGTTATCGGTGACAGTACAACGATGACAACAAAAGGCTCGGACGGATATGTTATAGATTTATCAAACAGATTTATAACTATATCAAACTATGAAGCGATAGCCGAGGGGATGAACGAGGATATAATCGGCTTAAAATTCAGGAATTGTTCTGCAACGGTTTATGGCAATCCTTTATACGAAGCGGGCGATTGCGTGAGTATAAACGGCACTCAGACCTTTATAACACGGCTTGAATACGCTGTGAACGGCAATAGCACGTTGTCAACCGAGCTTAATACATACGCACAGCAGACCGAAGCACACGCAAATAATGTAAAGAATATATACACATCTGACGCAGTTGAAAGTGCGAAGGCAAGCACGGCACACTTTATATGGGATAGTGAAACACAAGCCGCATATGTGTCAACGGATGACCATAAAATCAACGGTGAGCAAAATATCAAAATCGGTACAAATGCTCTTGAAGTCCGTGAGGGTAAAACAAGCGTTGCATCATTTAACGGTGAAACAACGCGCATCGGACAGGAAGCCTACTCTCATACAGAGATAACACAGCAATTCCTAAAGACTTTGGCTTATGATGGTATATGTTACTTTAAAATTGGAACTCTTAACAATGTTGATGGAACGCCAACAATCCGAACCTATGAGGCTATTGGAGATGGAAGCACAAAAAAATACACTGTTAGCAATGAAGTTTATATGTCCTCATATTATCCAACAACCGTTACAGTTGACGGAGAAGAGGTGACATATACATTAACTAACAAAACTTTTACATTAAATTCAACTCCAACGAGAGGAGCATCAATAATTATTACATATTATACAACAGATTTGCTGTTTTCAAGCACTGAGGGAAAGCGTGTCGGTGACGAAGGGAATTTCTCTCATGCGGAAGGAGACAGTACAACAGCATCGGGGTATACTTCTCACGCGGAAGGA